GAGATAGCAGAAAAAATACACTGTTCGCACAGAACAGCTAAGAATTATGTGGCCGTTATTAAGAAAAAACTCAAGGCTAATAACAGAATTATAGCGGCTTTAAGATTACACGGAGTAGACGTATGAACATATTCAAGAGACTCTACAGAGCATTGTGCGACATATTCACAGACATTGCTGAGGGTAACATTACGGAAGACGAGTTTAACACTGTATTCTGGATTGTCTGCACAATTTTTGGTTTTGTACTGGTCTTGCTTTACGTTAATTTAGGTAGCACCAGCCAACCAATAGGAGTTATGTAGTATGAATGTAGAATTATTAGACATCATGGGGTCAGACCTAACGGTAGTTAATGCTGCCAGAGTGTCCTTCGCTGGTGAGTCAGAGGAGTTCGGTAGTAGGGACAAAAAGCTAATTAAGTATCTAGCAAAGCACAACCACTGGACACCCTTCGGACATGTACAGGTGCAATTTAGGATCAAAGCACCCGTGTTTGTCGCTAGGCAGCTTGTGAAGCATCAGGTGGGCTTAGTGTGGAACGAAATCAGCCGTAGGTACGTAGACGTTGTACCGGAGTTTCATGCACCGGAAGCATGGCGTAAACGTGCGCCAGATAAGAAACAAGGTTCACTTGATGAAACATTTGAAGGCAGAGACGAAGAAAGATTTGACATAAAATACTGGGACTTGTTAGAGAAAGTTAAAGCAATCTATGACAACATGATCGCCTGTGGTGTAGCACCGGAGCAAGCCCGTATGGTCTTACCACAGTCCATGATGACGGAATGGTACTGGACTGGCTCACTGGCAGCCTTTGCCCGTGTGGTTAAACAAAGGATATCCAGTGACGCACAGTACGAATGTCAAGTGATTGCACAAAAGATAGACCAAGTGCTTGCAGTGAGTGAGGAAGTAAGCTATTCTTGGGCATGTTTAATGAAAAGGGAGTAATCATGAATAAAGAAGATATGGACTTGACAAGCCCTGTGGAGGGTTATATGTCACTGGAACAACAGAAAAAGATGGCTTTAGAGTTAGCATACGACGAGTTGCACAGTTTGCGCTTTAACGAGCTACATGCTATGCTTAGAGACTTTTTAATGCAGAAGTATCGCTCTTTGTCACCTATTGAGCTTACGGATATGTACGAGAAGAGATTCTGGTACATGATAGGAGAATAATCATGAGCAGATGCAGAGCCTGTAATAATGCTATGACGGATACTGAGATGAAACGAAAAGATCCTCACAGCGGAGACTATACAGACTTGTGCAGTGCATGTTTGGTGGTGTCCGTTGAAGCCTTGCTTGAACTGGACGGTATGGTAACGGACATTGAGACAATTCAATTATTAGACGAAAGGGGGGTTGACTATATATCTGAAGACGATATAATAAGCTTTGTCCAACAACGGGACAGTAACTTTGAAGATAACTACTAATGGAGTAATTGTTATATGAATCAGAAACACATTGCTGAAGGTACAGTGGCCTTTCAATCACTGAGAAAGCACGACGAGTGGCAAGGACAGTCCACTGGTAAATTCACAATCACTTTGAGCTTACCGGAGGACGTAGCTGAAGCTCTACAGTCTGAAGGTGTAAAACTTAAGGACTACGAAGGAACTGCTCAACGTAAGTTTAGCAGCCAGTACACGGTTCCTGTGCTCAATGCGGACGGTACACCCTTTGAAGGTGACGTAACCAGAGGCTCTCATGTACGTATCCTGTACAGTTATGGAAAACCCCATCCCGTACACGGTACTTCAACCTATCTTGACAGGGTGAAAGTCTTAGATCTTGCGGAGACGACTCTCAGCGAATCACCGGAAGATTTCTAAGGAGAACCTTCTCATGTCTGATAATAAATTCACAAGGCATGAGGAATGTCCTCAGTGCGGTAGTAAGGACAATTTAGGGAGGTATTCAGACGGACATGCGTACTGTTTTACCTCCGATTGTGACTACTTTGAACCTGCTACCGACACTTTGGAGACTACATCCTCATTTACAAATGGAACCTATCAAAAGGTAATGGTAACGGAAATGACTGGAGTAATAGAAGCTATACCGGACAGGCGCTTGTCCAAAGAGACATGCAGCAAGTTTGGTGTGCGTATAGAGTTTGACCAGAAAGGTAACATTGCGAAACACCACTACCCCTTCAAAGATGCGGACACAGGAGAGATTGTCTGTACCAAAGTACGTATCGTGAAGGACAAACAATTCATGATTAACGGTACTTACGGCAACAATCTGGGCCTGTTTGGTCAAGACACTTGTAGAGGTAAAGGTAAGTTTATTACCATTACTGAAGGTGAACTGGACTGCCTATCGGTATCTGAAATGTTTGACAGGAAGTGGGACGTAGTGTCTTTACGAACTGGTGCGGCATCAGCAGCTAAAGAAATAAAGGAGCAGCTAGAGTGGCTGGAAGGCTACGACAATGTGGTACTCTGCTTTGATAATGATAAGGCTGGACAGATAGCCGTAGACAGCGTTAAGGCTTTGTTTAGCCCCAACAAGCTGAAGGTGTGTAAGCTACCCATGAAGGACGCCAGTGACATGCTCATGGCGAATAAGATCAGGGACTTCACTACGGCATGGTGGGACGCTAAGACACACAGACCTGACGGTATCGTAGCGGGTGTAGACACATGGGATCATCTCATTAATGCTCGCAAGGTTAAATCTATAGCGTATCCATGGGCAGGTCTAAATGACTTGACCAAAGGAGTCAGACCCTTTGAGCTAGTGACGATAACCTCAGGCAGTGGTATGGGCAAGTCTCAACTCGTAAAAGAGATTGAATACTTCCTGTTTAACTGCACAGAGGACAACATCGGTATACTCGCTCTTGAGGAATCTCTGTCCCGCACTACTTTAGGTTTAATGTCAATGGCGGCTAATAAACCATTGCATTTAGATGAGGATGCAGACACTGTCAGTTTCAAACCTTATTGGGAAAGCACGTTAGGATCAGACAGATTCTACTTGCTTGACCATTGGGGTTCAACTGGTGAGGAGACGTTAATGTCTCAGATAAGGTACTTGGCAAAGGCTATGGACTGCAAGTGGATCATCCTTGACCACCTGTCAATCGTAGTCTCAAGTCAGGAGAACGGTGACGAGCGTAAGAACATAGACGCAATTATGACTAAACTCAGGACTCTGGTTCAGGAGTTGGGCATAGGTCTATTCTTAGTCAGTCACCTCAAACGTAGCGGTGGACAGGCTCATGAGGACGGAGGAAAGATATCTTTATCTGAACTCAGAGGGTCACAGTCCATCGCTCAATTATCTGACATTGTGTTAGGTCTTGAGAGGGATCAGCAGAACGACGATGAGGACGTTCGCAACACTACGACACTTCGCGTACTGAAGAACCGCTACACGGGCTTGACAGGCCCAGCGTGTTACCTAAAGTACGACAAAGTGACTGGACGTATGTTGGAGACACAAAAACCAGCGGAGGTTATAGGTGATTTCTAGTTACGATGACATCATAGAACGGGTTGTGACAACACCCATAATGACTACAGCTCATGAAAAGTCTATGGAGATGGGAACCTTGAGAAACTCAGTCACTAAAGGTGCTGGAAATCTCGTTGGGTTTGTAGGTGAGGGCTTGGTACATGAATACTTACAAGATCAGGGCATGATGTGCGGTTGGACTAACACGTATGATTATGATTTAATTCTTGAAGGAGATACAACTCTTGACGTAAAGTCTAAACGTACCGGCTTCCCACCAAAGCTTGACTACGAGTGCTCAATAACGGCGCTTAATACAAAACAAGCTTGTGATTTATACGTATTCACTAGAGTTCGTAATGATATGACTGTAGGATGGATACTCGGTTTCTTGCCAAAGGCTGAATACTTTGACAAAGCAACCTTTATGGAGAAGGGAACTATTGACTCTTCTAATGGATGGAAGGTAAAATCGGACTGTTACAACGTACCGATAAACGAACTGAGGCCAATAAGTGAACTTATCAAAAAGCAAGACTCTGATACTTGACATTGAGACTGACGGTCTAAAACCTACAATTATATGGTGTTGTGCTACTAATCTGTTTGGAACTGTGTACGATGCTGAGACATTCAAAGCACAGTTATCTAAACATGACGTAGAGAACATCGTAGCCCATAATGGCATTGGTTTTGACTACCCAGTTATGTCTAAGTTATGGGGAGTTGATTGGACTAGTTACAAGCTTTACGACACTTTAGTCCTGTCCAGACTGGCTGATCCATCCAGAGAAGCTGGTCACAGTCTACGCCAGTGGGGTGAGCGTTTGGGATTCCCTAAGGGTGAGCACGAAGACTGGTCAAAGATTAGCTGTGAGATGGTTGCGTACTGTGAGCAGGACGTAGCAGTTACTGTTCGCGTGTTGGAATGTCTTGAAGAAGAACTAAAAGGATTCAAAGACGAGTCCATAAAGCTTGAGCACGACGTTCAGACAATCATTCAGAAGCAGATAAAGAATGGCTGGATGATAGATGAGAAGCACACACATAATTTACTAGCATTATTGAAGGAGAAGAAATATGAGCTGGAAGAAGAGGTGCAAAAAACTTTTATGCCTCTTCCTGTATATGTTAAAGAAGTTACTCCGAAAGTTAAGAAGGACGGTTCCTTTTCGGCGGTTGGCCTAAAGTTTCTGGGGGATCAGTCTGAGAATGTGGCTGGCAGGTTTTCTCGTATAGACTATCCCCCTTTCAATTTAGGATCAAGACAGCAGATAGGAAGATACCTACAGTGGTTTGGTTGGGAGCCTAAACTGTTTACTGAGAAGGGACACCCCATCGTAGACGAGTCCGTACTGGACACTGTAACGGACATACCGGAGGCAAAACTTATTGCTGAATACCTTATGATTCAAAAGCGTGTAGCTCAAGTACAGAGCTGGCTGGACGCTGTTGAGGAAGACGGTAGAGTACATGGTTACGTAAACACTAACGGCGCTGTGACAGGCCGTATGACACACTCAAGCCCTAACATGGCTCAAGTACCAGCGGTATACTCACCGTATGGACATGAATGTAGATCTTGTTGGTCTGCACCTGAGGGTTATAGTATTGTAGGCTGTGATGCCAGTGGTCTTGAGTTACGTATGTTGGCACACTATATGAAGGATGAGGACTATACTAATGAAATTATCAACGGAGATATCCACACAGCAAATCAACGACTTGCTGGACTTGAATCAAGAAATCAGGCTAAGACTTTCATCTATGCCTTACTATACGGAGCAGGAGATGAAAAGCTTGGGACAGTGGCTGGGGGAGGTAGAAAGACTGGCAAGAAACTTAGAGAATCTTTCCTTCATAATCTGCCATCATTCGCAGCTCTTAAGAAAAGAGTATCAAAAGCAGCGGGGAGAGGATATCTCGTTGGACTTGACGGTAGAAGGCTCACAGTCAGATCAGAACATTCCGCTTTAAACACTTTGTTACAATCCGCAGGCGCTTTGGTAATGAAAAAAGCTTTGACACTTCTGGATGAGTATGCTACAATATGGGGTATAGACTACAAGTTTGTAGGTAACATTCATGATGAGATACAGGCTGAGGTTATCAACGAGCGTACAGACACTTTTGGTAGATTGGCCGTGTCCTGCATACAGGCAGCCGGTCTTGAATGGAAACTAAACTGTCCTCTGGACGGAGAATATAAGGTAGGACTAAACTGGAGTGAAACACACTGATATGAGACAACAAAACCTTTTTGAGACGAAAGAAGACTGGGTGGGTAAAGTTTATGATTACAAGTATGACTTTACACGCCTAAAAAAACAAAGAGAAAGGGTGTGGGCCGTTATGGTTTCTCATGAATGGGTTACTCTTTCTGAAATATCCTTTAAGACAGGAGATCCTGAAGCAAGTATTTCCGCACTCTTGAGAGATTTTAGAAAACCTAAATATGGTTCACACACCGTAATGAAAAGACCTAGAGGACACAGAAAAGTAGGTCTTTGGGAATATAAGTTAGTCCCTAACAGAGAAAATGTATGAAAACTACAGACACACTAATAGACGACATCTATGGCTTGGTGTCTACCAAAGAGGCTGCTGAAGGGGTAGACATAGACAAAGAGATAGATAAGCTGGGCGAGTCAATCAAAGAGCTAATGAAGATTGAGTTCAAGAAGGACAGACCTAAAGATACCAGAAGGCTACGCCTTTCCAGTATAGGCAGGACTGATAGATATCTGTGGAATCAGTATCACGGTACTGAAGGTGAGGAGTTGCAGCCTCACACCTTAGTAAAGTTCTTGTACGGGCATGTCATAGAGGAGTTGGTCTTATTCCTTGCCAGAGCCTCTGGACATGAAGTCACCTGTGAACAGAAACGGTGTGAGGTTGAGGGGGTTGTAGGTCACATGGACTGCAAGATAGACGGTGTAGTGACGGACGTTAAATCCGCAAGCACCTTTGCCTTCAAGAAGTTTAAGGATCGTAGAGTACCTGAGGATGATCCCTTTGGATACGTAGATCAGATCAAAGCCTATGCACACTCAGAGGGTGAGCGTAAGATAGCATGGTTGGCTATGGATAAAGCCAACGGGCATTTGACATTCTGTGAGCATGATTTAGACGATGAGTCTGACCCTATGCACGACCACTTGAAAAGTGATGTAGTTGAGCGCGTCAAGCACGTTAAGAAGATGGTTAAAGGTGTTGAACCTAAAGAGTATTGCTACGAAGATGTACCGGACGGTAAATCTGGAAACAGAAAGCTTGCCACTGGCTGTTCTTATTGTCAATTCAGAGACAAATGTTACCCAGATTTACGTACCTTTATCTACGCAAGTGGGCCAAAGTATTTAACAAAGGTTGTTAGAGAACCTTTTGTCGCGGAGATACCGGATGGCTTTTAAGCAGACAAGGTACGGCATGTACAGGTCAGGGCTTGAGAAGAAGTTCGCTGAGACATTGCCAAGAAAGTTCATGAAGTATGAGCCTTACGACGTACCTTACGTAACTCACAGGAACTACAAACCCGACTTTGTGTACAAAGACTGGCTGTTGGTTGAGTGTAAGGGGTTCTTCAGAGAAGGTGACATACTTAAATATAAATCAATACGGGACTGTCTGGATGAGGATCAAGAGCTGGTCTTTGTCCTGTCAGACCCAAACAAGAAAGTTAGGAAAGGAGCTAAGATGACAATGGGTAAATGGTGTGATAAAGAAGGATTCAAGCACTATACCATCGCTACTACACAAGAGTTGATTGACTATGCCAATGCTAATTGATGAGCTTAGAGAACGTATCCTACAGGAGTACGATGTAGACTTACTCTGCGAAGTCTTGAATATAAGCGCGGAGGACATTTTAGATGCCTTTGAAAATAGGTTGATAGATAAGGTTGAATTATTTGAGGAGTTGATGATTGAAGAGGAGAACGAAGATGTCTATTGACTTAGCGACTAAAGAGGAGTGGAACTCAATTTTAGTGAACAAGCCTCCGCATTACAATCAAGGGGGCATGGAGGCCATTGATTACATTAAGCAGCAGTTAGGAGAAGGTATTGTTGACTACTGTGAGGGCAATGTGCTAAAGTACCTACACCGTTGGCGATACAAGAATGGCTTACAAGACTTGCAGAAGGCTCAGTGGTACTTAAACAAAATGGTTGAAGAACAGGCGGGACTAGAATGAAAGTAATTGAAGGAACATTCGGAGAAAAAACAAACGATAACAAAATAACTGTCCCTTTAGTGTTTGAAGCAATAACTAATAAAGAAGATTTGGAGAACTATGAGGATGCTTTCTGTATCGTAAAGTCTGAAGAGTATATCGTAGTGTCTACCAACATGGAAACATTAGAGCTTTCTTTCTTACTGGATCAAATAAAACTATCACTATTAACTGGAGGGGAGTACGAACTCTGATGGATCAATATCAAGAATACATACACAAAAGTAGATATGCACGATACTTAGATGAAGAGCAGCGCCGAGAAGACTGGGAGGAGACGGTAAACCGTTACGTATCTTTCTTCACTGAGCGTGAGCAGATTACTGACGAAGAGGCTGAGGAGTTGTACAACGCTATTTACGAGCAGAAAGTTATGCCTTCCATGCGCTGTGTGATGACAGCGGGAACAGCCCTAAAGAGAGACAATGTAGCAGCCTTCAACTGTTCTTACCTTCCCATAGACAGCCCCAGATCCTTTGACGAGCTTATGTACATCCTGCTCAATGGTACAGGGGTAGGGTTCAGCGTAGAACGGGACTACGTTAATCAACTTCCAGTTATCGCTGACAGCTTCCATGACACTGAGTCCACTGTGGTTGTATCAGACAGCAAGGTAGGCTGGGCAAGCGCCTTCAGAGAGCTTATAAGCCTCCTGTATGCAGGTAAGGTTCCTAAGTGTGACTTGACTAAGGTAAGGCCAGCAGGGGCTAGACTCAAGACATTTGGAGGCAGAGCCAGTGGGCCACAGCCTTTGGCTGACTTGTTTAATTTCTCTGTGGATCTTTTTAAAGGGGCAGCAGGACGTAAGCTAACGTCACTGGAGTGCCATGACTTAGTGTGTAAGATTGCAGACATTGTTGTAGTAGGGGGTGTACGTAGGTCAGCTCTTATTAGCTTAAGCAATGTTACCGACAACCGTATGGCTAACGCTAAGAACGGTGAGTGGTATTTAAGTAATGGTCAACGAGCCTTAGCAAACAACAGCGCAGTGTACTCCGAGAAGCCTGACTTTGATACGTACTCTTCCGAGATGAAGCGGCTGTACGATTCTAAGTCCGGTGAGCGCGGTATCTTTAGCCGCATTGCAGCACAGAAGGTAGCAGCACGTAACGAACGCAGAGACGCTACGCATAAGTTTGGGACTAACCCTTGCTCTGAGATTATCCTACGTCCCTATCAGTTCTGTAACCTGTCTGAAGTCATTGTAAGGGAAGACGATACTTTACAGACCCTCAAAGAAAAAGTCCGCATAGCGACTATCTTAGGGACTCTACAGGCTACTCTCACTGACTTCCGATACCTTCGCAATATATGGAAGAAGAACACAGAGGAAGAAGCGTTGTTGGGCGTCTCTATGACAGGCATTATGGACTGTAAGATTACCAATGGGTCTACAGGAGAAGATGCTTTAGAAAGACTGTTAGAGACTCTTAGGGACGTTGCTATAGAGACTAATAAAGAATGGGCAGACAAGCTGGGTATTAATCAGTCCGCTGCTATCACTTGTGTTAAACCTTCGGGTACTGTCTCACAGTTGACTGACAGCGCCAGTGGTATTCATCCCCGCTTCAGTGAGTACTACATCAGGACTGTACGAGCAGACAAGAAAGACCCTCTTGCTACCGCCATGATTGAAGCAGGGTTCCCCCATGAAGAAGACGTAATGAATAGTTCTAACTGGGTGTTTAGCTTTCCTCAGAAGGCTCCTGAAAAGGCTGTAACAGTAGAAAGTATGGGAGCTATGGAACAGTTAAAGCTGTGGAAGATCTATCAAGATAGCTGGTGTGAGCATAAGCCTTCAATGACTTGTTATTATAACGACAACAATTTCTTTGCTGTGTGCCAGTGGATATGGGAAAACTTTGATTCTGTCAGTGGGATTAGTTTCTTGCCAGAGGCAGAGCATGTATACAAGCAAGCGCCTTACCAGAAGATAGACAAGAAGACGTACCAGAAGTTACTCAAGGATATGCCCAAAGAGTTTGAGTGGGACATTGAAGAGAAGGATGATAACACCGAAGGTACTCAGACGTTGGCTTGTGTAGCTGGAGTCTGCGAGATATAAACTTAGGGGGCCTTGCGCCCCCTTTTGTTTACTCAGTTGATACCTAAACGATTACGCCTGTCTCTTTCTTCTTGCTTTCTTTCCTGTTCTAGTTTCTTTTCTGCTCCCCCAAGCAACCAGTAGTATCCTAATTTACCTATAACTGGTATGTTTTTTAGAACAGCGTTAAACTTTTCAGGATTGCTATCAGCCTCAAATAATATATCTTGAAGTGCTTTACCGAACTGATCTGAAATGTTGAAAATAGCTGGTGTTAAAATACCTAAAAAAGCTTGCCCTACTTCTCCTTCAGCTAAGTATCTATCCCTTGTATATTTATTTAAGAAAAGTAAAGACATCCAAGTTTCAAACACTTTATCATCAAATTGCTCTGGTCTTAACTCTTTAGTTTGTAGTATATCCCTAGCAGTTCCTACAGCACCTCCTGCCAAACCTATGCTCATGGCATAGTTACCCATATTGGTAAAACCTTCTTTATAATTTCCTCTATTTAACTGCCCTGCGAAATCTCTACGCATGATGTCTAGCTGTTTTATAGCAAAGCTTTTTAGAGCGTAAAGTATTCTTCCATTAGGGACTTTTAAATACTGCGCAGGCATTTCAGATAAGGTTATTGGCTGTACGTCTGAAAGTTGATTAAACAATAAAAGCTTAACATTATCAGACATCCTTCCTGCTTTTAAATCATCAATAAGATTAGCTGTTTCATCTCCAAAGACTTTACCCCACTTTTCTGAAAGCTTTTCAGGGCTTGTTCTAGCAAGTTGTGTATTGTTTTTATAGGCAGCGCTGATAAAGGTGTCTTTACCTAAACGGTCTATACCTTTAAAACCACTGTACTTTAAAACAGTATCTACTCCATTAGCTAAGACACCTTTAGAATTAATGTCCGCAGCTATTGTATTGAGAACTCCAAACTCTTCAGCGGATGTTTCAGTTTTTTTACGTAGAGCAGGTACAATACTTTTAATAGTGTTTCTTAAACCGTTTGCATAAACAGAAGCACCTATATCGGCAAGCTGTATAACCGCTGAATCAAACTGGGCTAACAAGGCCATTGTTTGCGCGTCTTTAGCACCTACCCAACCCGCATGTCCGCTTTTCTCTCCCATAACAAACCTAGCCTGTAGTACCATAGAAAGATCATCAATTTGTTTAGAACTTATTTCTCCTTTATTAAACGCATCTTGCGCAAAAGCACCTATACTCTGTGCTAAGTCTACTTTATTTGATTCATCAAAAACCACATTATTGCCAAAGAATTTCCTTTTTTCTACCTCCCTCACTGCATTTTTTATATAAAAGTTTAAAGACTCTGGAGCAGAGTAATAAAAATCTTTAATTAGAGGGTCTATCTCTTCTATAACCCTTTGTTGAGCAAGTCCTAGCTTAGTCCCACTTCGCTGACCTCCTCTTAAATACTTGTTAATTATGTCTGTAACAACAGTTTCATCCAACTCTTGCCAAGAACCTACTTTTTGTTTTGCAGCTTCAGCGCTAAGAGCTATGTCCAGATTACTTCTTTCCGTAGACCCCAAAGCATTTAAAAGCTTACCTACATCCTTCACAACTCTTGGAAAATAATTCTCTAAGAAACCTACGTCAACTCCTGCTTGCTTAAGGTCTTTATGCAGAATATTTAAAACACCTTCTTTACCTATTACTTTCTGTAAAGGCTCTAAAATCTCAGGAAAAAAAACTTTAGCTATATTAGTTGCCTTTTGAAAGTTACCATTAAACAAGGCAGTTTCAAAGTCATTATACTCTGCTTTCCTGCCCCCTTTTTTTCTAAGTTTAGAAGCTTTAATCATAAAATCAGAAGCAGCTTGCATGTTACTTTGAGTGTTTGCGCTTACATCGTACTCAAACTTTCTAAGTCTTCCAAAGACAGGTTCACTAATGTTTCTCACAACAGTGCTTATAGGTGCGAATAAATGGTCTAATAGTTTTGTAGCCGCATTGGAAGAAATTATTGGATTATTTTTAGCTGCAACAATTTTAGTAGCATTTTCAACGGAAGGCATCATGACCTTACCATGTGCTGCTAAGTCAGCTACTTGACTGGCAGACAAACTTAAGTTTTGTCTAGCTCTAGCCCAGCTTTGTTTAGGGGTTAAACCTTCTGCTAAACCTGTGGCTAGTTGGTCTTCCACTTTAGCGGACATATTATCTATACCAACTTGAGTTTTTTTAGCTTGTCTTTTAGCATTAACTACCTTCACTGCGTTTTTAGTAGCTTGCGCAACTTTAGTAACGGCTGCTGATCCTACAGCTCCAACCGCTGTAGACTTTGCCAAATCAACTACGTCAAGCTCACCCTCAGCAGTTTGTTCAGCGGCTTCTATTTCAAGACCTAACAAACCCCCAGCTTTAGCCGCACCCGCAATTCCTTTACCCACAGGAGCTAAAGTTGTAGGGGACATAAGCATGCCAACAAAACTTCCTAATATTTCAGCGGAAGCAGACTTACCTTCTTTCTCCTGCACTAAAATAGTATTAAGATGTTCTTCTTTAACACCCTCATCTCTACGTTTTAATAAGAAATTTCTACGTTGGTCATAGTCCATATCGTCCATGAACTCTTTACCGTACAGCTCATAACCATTCTTAAAAGTTAAATCACCGTTTGCATCTGTATCCCAATCACCTAAAGCAAGTTTAGCTTCTAAGGCTAAACCCCAGTTATTAACGTCTGAGTGAGAAGAATCAAAAGCAAACTCAAACTCATCAAACCATGAAATAGGCTTAAGTTCCGGTGTTTCTTCAACAGGTTCCGCAGGTTGTTCTTCGGTTGTTGTGGAAGATTCTTCAGCGGCTAAATACATAGCTCTTAACTCAGAGGCAGCTTCCATGTTATTGTCATCAAGAGCAAGCTGAATGGCATCCTTTAGTTCTTGTTGCGTAGGCACTTTACTGTCCTTTTATAGCTTCGTTTATATAGTCACCTGCGTTTCTACGTACAGAAGGTTTAGCAGGACGTTCGTAAGTAAGGCTGCCAAACCAACTACCATTGTTTTTTACTCCTTCTATAATAGTATTAGCAGCTTCTTCCATTGCCTGTTCTTGAGAAATGTTTTGTTCGGACATTAACTGAGAAGCTAAACTGGCTGTATCAAGCATAACTTCTCTTTGAATATCATAAGAAATGTTTGTAAATTTATCACCAAGCCTTTGTAAATAAAGATCCGCTAATTTTATTTCAGAAGGGCCAACTTTATTATAGTCTATTTGTTTTGATTCTGGTAGTTTTTCTGCCTTTGAAGGATCTATTCTTTCCCATTGCTGGCTTGTCTCGTTGTATTTTCCAAAATATTTCTCACCGGAAGATGGCGTAACGTCTGCAACGTAAGTTCTTTTACCGTCTACAAGCATCCATTTAGAATTAGAATAAGACAAGTCAGGTTCTTTATTTCTTAACATTTCCTTAGCAGCGGTAACATTTATTAACCCATTTTCAAGTAACTTTTTAACATCTTGTCTTTCAGACATTTCAGGTAATTCTAACAAACCTTCAATTTCTTCAGCTTCAAGTATAGATGAAATAGCTTGACCTCTTTCAGTAACACTTAAATTTGATAAAGTACCATCACTAATACCTTTATATAACCAACTATCTGAAGAAACACCCAGTCCTGTTAAATACGCAAGTTGCTGCTGTTTAGTACCTTCCATTGCCCTTTCATTTTTTCTTTTTTCTGTTAGTTTAACCATTGCCGTAGAAACTGGAACTAACCCTGCTTTTACAGAATCAGCCATTAAAGGGTCTTCAAACTGATTAGCCACTCTAGCAGTAACATCTTGCTGCACTGCTCGTTGAGCTTTTTGTATAGCCAGTTCTTCTTGTTGGATTTTAAGTTTATTTAACTCTATCATACGCAAACCTAAAGCCCTACGAGCCTGTGGGTCTTGCACGTATTGCATTTCAGCTTGAAGAGCTTTTTGTTGGCCTTCAATAGTAGATAAATCTAAACCTTGAGTTTCAGCAGCTATACGTTCAGGGGCTGTCTGCATGTAACTTGTGTCTACCCCTAAGTTACTAAACAAACTACCTACTCTACGAGCCAA